CTATACTATACTTTGTTGTTGTAGTCAATGACCTGTCTATTTTTTTCGGTCCCATACACAGGCTATTGACATAATTAAATTTCTGTGTTATTATCAGCGTGTAGTCGCTGAGAGATAGAGTCTATAGAGCAGCATATATTAATGTATGGTTCTCTTTTTAATTCTATCGTCAGCAATGTCTGGGAATTCATCTAACATATCATTAAATTCTTCTTGTTCAATTCTGGACATTATCTCTCGGTCCATTAGGCGTCTAGTTCTAGGACTATCTTCTCGTATTGCCATTTTATCAATAGCATTATATTCTTTAACAATACCTCTATATTGTTTAATCATATCATCTGTAGCATTAGTTATTGTTAATATCTTATCTTTTGGTATAGTAACCAATTGGTCATTAGTGTAACCTGCCCATTTCACTAAAGCAATATAATCTTTGATACCCAAATTAGTTATTTGAGGTACATACTTTATTTGTAAGGGTTTCTCTAATTGTAGTAACGGCGAATTTGGAGTTTCTTTATCTGTAGGTATAACACACACAACATCTGTACCGTTAATAATCTTAACGACTTTAACCGTTGTTGTTCCGTCTGGATTCATTTCGTTTGCTTTAACCATTGATTACTCCTTTAACTCTATATTGTGTATTTCATAATCAAAACCTTCTTCGTTGTATATATTTATTCTTTCTCTAAAATGCTGTAGGGTATAATTTTCTTTTTCTCCATAAGATACATCATCCGATATATCATATAAAGTTGCACTTGTCTTGTTGTCTCCTAATCGGAGACCACGACCAATAGATTGTAGATTTCTTATACGAGATTTACTAGGGCTACTAAAAACAATATTGTGTAAGTTACGGATATTAATACCAGTACTAAATGTTCCGTAACTGGCGACAATAATCGCATTATCAGATTTTTCTGTGATGGCTCTAATTTCTTCTCTTTCGTCTGCACTAACTCCTCCATAAACGAAAAAAACTTTCCTTTCTTTATCCTTATTTTCTATTAATTCTTTTAATATTCTTCCGTGTTTATCTACATACTGAAATAGGCAAAGTGTATTACCAGATAAACCACAACATAAATTTCGTATGTATTTATTTCTTGCCTTACTTGAACACAAAAAGTCCATTTCTTCCTGATAGGTTTTGTCTTTTAAGAAGTCTCTACTATTCTTACCGTGTGATAGTATTAAACAATTAATTTTAAACTTCGCTAGTTGCTTCTTCTCAATTAAATCTGTAGTTTGAGCTACTCTATTTACAGCACCAAACAAACCTTCTAACACAAGTTTGTGTGTTTTAGAACCATCTAAAGTACCTGTCATACCTATTCTATATTTACAATTAGTCAGTTTAGTCATTATGCTTGTTAGGGACTGGGATTTAAAAAAATGTGCTTCGTCTCCAATAACACAACCAAAATCAGCAAACCATTTTTTAGGTAGTTTATATACTGATTGCCAAGTAGTTATAACCACTTTCTTTGTAGTATCTTTGTCGTGTCCTTGATATATTCTATGAATATGTTTTATGTTATATCCATAGTCTCCAAAATCTTTGTACAATTGTTCTACTAAATTTGTTGTAGGTACAATAATCAATACTCTACCTGCTTTCTTTTCTCTTAATCTTAATAGTTGGAACCTTAATATTAAGTATGCTATAAGGGATTTACCAGACGCTGTAGGTGATAGTAACAAACATCTATCTTCTTGTATAGCGTGATAGAAAGCGTTAAACTGATAGTCTCTAATAGTCAAATCAGGTATCTTTAATGCTTTACAAAATTTAGCACACTCTAACTTATCTAATGGTTTTTTATCTTCTTTTAATTTAGATACAATTGTTATATTTTTGTTCTTACAAAATTCTCTTATATATGGTAACAGACCATAGTATATTTCACCACTAGCATATTTAAACAAACGAATTTTGCCATCCCAATACCTGCTTCTATATTGTGGCATAAACTTATAACCAGGTACCTCAAAGGTAAAATGGTCACCAAGTTCTCTACGGATATCACTTTCCGCTTCTATGGAAAGATAGACTTCGTTTTTCTTTTCTAGGATTAAATACCGATTTTCAACCATTAATTAAATAGCGCCAGATGTAAACTTTCGCCACTCAATTGCGTCTTTAATTAAAAATCCTCTATTAGATATTTGTTTGATTGTCTTGTCTAGGAAATCACATATAGTTTTTAAATAATCTACTTTTTGTTTTAACTTTATGTAATCTTCGTCTGCTTCAATATACTTATCAACATCATATTTTAGAATTTTTAAATTGAATGGTTTAGTTTGATATACAGCTGGGTCTGCTTTTCCTGTGTAATATTCCCACTTATGTAGTTTTATGATTGCTAAATCACTTTCAGTTTTAGAAAGCAATAGTTTAAACTTATTGTAGTGTTTTAAAAATTCATTGTGTAGTTGAGGTGTTTTTAGAGCTTCTAAATCAAGCTCCGTATCATTAATCTTTACTTTTGTTTCTACGAGTTCCTGTAATTCTTCAAGTGTCATAATAAATCCAATGTTATTTTATATTGTAATTAATATTATATATTACACTATATCTAGTGTTTTGTCAATAACCTATGATGTTTTAAACTCAGCTTTTTTGCCAGGATCAGCAAATTCATAGTACGCATATTTAAAAGTAACCGTTGAGCTTACATAGGTTATATCACTTGCTTGTTGTGAGAAACCTACACCAGTTATTGCTGTAGGAAATATGTCTGTAAATCTAACTTCTTTAATTACATTATTTTTTGCTGATAAAATTGATAGTGTAGCGTCTGATAGTGTACCTCCAGCAGGAGTAGCTGCTGTTGCACCTTCTTTTCCTTGAACAGGAAATCTATCTTTTCCTGCACCTAATAAAGCAGCGTAATCTTTATGGTCAATTGGATTTCCTAGTCCTCTTATCCAACTATATATTTCTTCATAATTTTCAAACTTTTCATCTACCATAAATGTAACTTGTAAGTCTCCAAAATCAAGCTTATTGCCAGGCAAAGGTATATCTCTTAATTGAGTTACCTGTGTGGCATTGTCTGCTTGTAGACTTGGTATATTAACCTCAGTACAAAAGTATTCTACTTTAGGAAGTTTTGTAATTTTAAACTTAAACTGCGCTGGACTAGCGTAATCTAGTTGTGTAGGTTGTCGTGTGATTGAATCTGTTGTTGTCATACTACTATTTATATGAGTTTTTAGACCAAAAAAAAGGCGAGATTTTTTAGGTCTCGCCTTTTTCTATATCAGTTTACAGATTATGCAAGATTTGTAACTTGTACTCTTCTGTAATATCTATTTTTGTTAGCAGCACCTGAACCGTCAATAACAGCGTCATCACCAGAACCAGATTCAGCAAAAGGATTTGCTTGAAGTCCGTATCTTGTTTTGAAACCAATTTTCGGTTGGAAAGTGTCCTGACCAACAGCTCTAACCATTTGTAAAGGTACATATGGGCAATAGAACATACCAGCGTCATAAGGGCTTGAGCCTTTATAACCAACTACATAAAATTGTTTAGCAGCTGTGTTTGCAGAATATGGGTCTATATACACTTTAAATCTACCGTTAAGAACACCAGCAAAAGTATTGCCTGTGTCATCAACATTTAGATTGTTATTAAGTGCAGGAGCATAGTCTAGGATGCCAGCCATTTGTAATGCAGAAGCAACATCAGAAGAACATACGATTATGTTCCCTTTTCCTCTTCTGGTTCTTACAGCGATAGCGTTAGCGTCTCTTTCTAGTTGGAACATAAGTCCTTTAAATCTTTCAACAGACCATCTTCCGTTTGAGTCTGTATCTAAATCAAAGATTCCAGCAGTTGTAGTATCTACAGCAGCGCCTTTTTCAGCGTTAATGTAAATTGTTCTAACTACTTCTCTATTAATTTCTGCTAAAATTTCAGCAGATAAGATATTAGCAAGTTCAGTTTCAGCGTCTAAGCCATGAATTGCTTTAAGGTCTTGTGCTAATTCCATTGTGTACTCAGCTTTAAGTGCTCTACTTTTAGCAGTTACCGTTGACTTCTCAATTGAGAATGCCATTTCAGCAAATGCGTTTCCAGCAGCGTCACCT